TGGTGTGTTGTTAAATTATTGGTGGGCTAATGATTTAGTGGGGGTTACTTCTGTTTCAGCGACAGATTGGTTTAATGTTGTTGCAACTTATGATGGTACAACAAGAAGTATATGGGTTAATGGTACTTCAGTTGGTTCGGATACTCCTGTAGGACATAATGTTATCACAAGTGCATTACAGGTTGCAAAAACTGGAGGAAATGAATTTTTGAATGGTAATGTTGGGGAGGTATTAATTTATGACAGAGGATTAACATCAGGAGAAATTTTAGGAATTTTTAACGCAACTAAATCAAGATACGGTTATGGACCATCACCAACTCCAACTCCAACAGAAACATCAGTGGCACCAACTCCAACTCCAACAGAAACATCAGTAGCGGTAACGCCAACACCGACACCTACTAATACTCAAACACCAACTAATACAATTACACCTACGCCAAGTGTAACAAATACTCAAACACCATCAGTTACACCAACATTAACACAAACACCAACTTCAACTGATTTAAGTACGATTACCACTTACACCATCTCAGGATGTAGTAGTTCAAATGTTATTGTCGCTGATTTAGGACCAGGAGCATTTTTCCCTGGTGATACATTCTATTTGGACTTTACAGGAGCGACTGCAACTGAATGTTACACAATTATCAATAAAATCAACGCAACACCTACAGATGGTGGTAACCCAATATCTTACTATCCTAATTGTGCCGATTGTATTGACGGAACAACCACAACTTACACAATTTCAGGATGTACTACTTTGAATGTATTAGTCGCTGATTTAGGACCAGGAGCATTCGGTGCTGGTGATATATTCAACATGACATTTACAGGAGCAACTCCAAGTGGATGTTACAGAATTGTCAATAAGATTGTTGATACCCCAACAGATACAGGAGCACCACTAACTTTCTATTTTAACTGTGATGATTGTGAGGCTTCATTAGTAACACCAACTCCAACTCCAACAGAAACATCAGTAGCGGTAACGCCAACACCGACTCCAACAACACCACCAACACTTTATGCGGTTCTTATTAGTACCGTCTATGGAGATTTCTTAAGTGCGTGTGGTGGAAATACAAATATTACAGCATATTCAACAAATGGTGGTTATCCACAATTGGGAGACATTTATTACACAAATAATACTGGTACAACAACATATGGTGCAGGCTCTTATAAAACCTATTATGATGCTGTGATTGAACTTGACAGTTCAGGAGTTATGATTGGAGGTCCAGACTCTTGTTAATAAATTAAAAGGGACAAAATTTGTCCTTTTTTTTATGATTTTTAAAATATTTATAGTTAAGTAAATTACCAAATTATGAACAAATTATTAGCAGGAATTAAAAGCTTATTTTCAGATGAGCACGGAGTAGTCTCCATGAAACGTCTTTGTGGCTTATTGTGTACAGTTTCTTTAACTGTTACATTATACCAAAACAGTTTTAGTGCACAACACGTCGCACCTTCAAGAGAACTTGTAGATGCAGTTGCATTATTAGCATTCGGTTGCTTAGGTTTATCAAGTGTTGATAAAATTTGGGGAAAGAAACCAAAAGACACAAGCTCAGAGTCTGAGTAAAAAAATTAAGTCCCCACCCACAAGGTGGGGATTTTTGTTTATGGTGGGTATTTATAAAGGTATGGATATAATATTAAATGAGCAACAGATTTCAATGTTAGAAAACAACTACGAGGCGTGGGGTTGTTATTTGTTTGAGGCTAAGTCTGAAAAGAGAGAGTGGTGTGAGAATGCTCAAAGTAAAATAAGGTATAATAAATCAAAAGTTCAAGAACAAATAGATAAGGTAGGAAAAAACCTTAAAGAAGATAGAGAATTACCTTATAGAGAAAAGGTTAAATACTATACTGAGGGCGACCCATTCTTTGATGAAAATCTTGCTAATTTTAATTTAGCGGAAGAACTTATTTTACCAACATGTGAAAAAGCCAGAGAGACATTTGACGATTTTAAGTCTAAACTAGCTGAAAAATTTTTATTTGTTGATAAGGAAAAAGACAAATACACTTATAATCAACTAACTAAATTAAATAGTAACTATACTGCGTTAGCCTACTTACTAACTGATTTTAGAAGTAGAAAAGCATTAGTTGGTGAATCATTTGACCAAATATTTATGAGGTATTTTGAAACACCCTCTGACAGTTTAAATGAGAGTCCGTTTTTTAACCTTATCATTGAATATTTTTCAGGTAGAGAAGACGCCGTTAACATAATGAGTGGAGTTTTGAAAACAATTAAAGGTACTGGTGATATTGGTGCGGCTTCTGAGTTATCAGCATTGACATTTTTATCTGAACATTTTGGTGAAGAAAATATTAAAGTTTTTAGTGGCGATTTTTCATGGCCAGATTTTTTGGGTATTGATATCATGATAGACGAACAAGATTTAGGGTGGGGATGGGTACCTGTTCAAGTTAAAACTAATATTGACAGTTGTTATGCAAACAAAAAGTTTTGTAAAAATGTTTGTATTGGTAAAGAGAAGAAAACACAAAATTGGAAAATTAAAATTTATGATGGGGGAAAAGAATTACATCCATCACAAATTTAATATCTTTGCATTATGGCAACATCAGTAAATCAAAAAGAAGTTGTAAAACCGACTAAATGGGAAGTTGTTTATGAAGATGAGGATTGTATATCCATTTGGAAATATAACTCAAAAATAACGACCGCAGGACCCGTAGAAGTAGAATACAAATGGAAGAGACACTATAATCCGTGGAATCAAAAGAAAAAGACAATCGGTGATTTGGCAAAAGATGCCAAAAAGAAACAAAAATTAGAGAAGTCTCAACTTGGAATCAATTATTCTTCTTAATTCTAATAGAGTTTTTCTATCTAAAGAATTAACAACTTCTGATGTGTTTTCAATTACAAGTCTATTTAAAACTGATTCATTTCTTGTGTCAGGTTCATCAACTTCATATACATCACCATAACTGTGGTCATTCACATCAAAATTATCATAATCAGTAGAGCTTCTTTCACGACCATCATATATGTCCCAACTACCATCACTTCGTTGTTGTTCTGCAGAATCTCTCACCCAATCTTCATCATATGAATCAAACTCTTGAGAATAATATTCTGTATAGGTACAACTACCGTCTACGTCATAATCCAAATTATAACTTTTTGCAACAGGTATAACTAATTGTTCAAATAATTCTCTATTTTTCATTTGTTCCTTATTATTCGCAAAAAGGTCGGCAATTAAATCATCATTAATCTCTAAAAGTTTTGAAAAAAACTCAACATCTTCTTGAGTTGCACTAATACCAAAATATTTTGAAACCGATTGTAAAATTTCATACGCATTGTCAAAATCATCAGTATATGGATTCCCAATAGGAAAATCCTCATCAACTAATTTTTCACAAATGAATACTAATTGTTTTTTTGATAATTTTGAGAATTGACTTTGTTCTGCCATGTTAATAAATACATAAAAAGGTGAGATTTCTCTCACCTTCTAATCATTTAGTCTTTCTTTAAAACTGTTTAAGATTGCCAATATATTTTCTTTACCTACAGGATTTGCTGAATGACAATTAAATTCAGGTAATGGTAAACCGTTAGTCCAACAATAATCACACATCCATTTTGCTGCATCATAACCTGTTTTCTCCTCATATTTGAAACTTTCGGTCCAAGTTTTTGGGTCATAGTGGATTTCTGCCAAATCGTGGTCAAAAGATACTTCATTAGGTAATCCATTCTTTGTGACCCACTTTACAAAATCATCGTAGGTTCTGACAATATCCCACCCTTCGGTTTTTGGACATCTTACATCGTCAAGATATAATTTTTTCATTTCTTTTTTGTTTTTTATACGATTCGTTTCCTACAATTTGATAAGCCTCGGCTAAAGCCATTACCGCATCATCAATAAGTTTTTTAGCCTTTTTTATTTTTTTTGTTAATGGATGACTAACTAAGTGGTCGTCTATCATACATGTTTGTACATGTAATCTATCCATTAACTCTAAATAATGGCCATCATTTATTTTATTTTTCATGGGTAATCAATTTGTTTTGTTTCAATATCAAAATCTATAACAATTGGTTTATTTGCGTGTTCATATCTTTCATCAAGAACAGATGCGTTTAAGAATTCAACACCATGAAAACTTTTTTGTCCGTATGCACAATGGATATGTCCACAAACATGAATCTTTGGTTGAACTTCCATAATTCTGTGAAATAAATCTTCACAACCGACTCTTTGTCCACTTGGAGTCCAATCTAACATTCCGTGAGCAGGTCCGTGAGTGATTAAGATATCAGTATTACCAGGGATTTTAGCCCACTTTTCAGCAAGTTTTTTTCCTCTTGGTAAGTTGAATGCCCAATCATAAAATTCAGGTTGCCAAGGACTACCGTAAAACTTTACACCGTCAATTACAACTTCACTATCAAAGAGATAAATAATACCTCTTTCTTTGAACTCATCGGCAATATCATGATGTAACTCAAAACCAAAATCGTGGTTTCCCGCAATAAAGATTTTGTGTTTGAAATCGGTCATACCAAACCAATTCAAAAAGTTGGTGATTTCATGACTTTTACCCAAACTAGTGCAATCACCAGCGTGTACAAGTACATCACCACTTCCAAGAATGTTGTTATAAGCATTACTTGTTAAATGATTATGTTTGTTATGTGTGTCACTGATGAATGTAATTTTCATAAAATATTTTTTTAACCTAACCAATCCTTGTCTTCATCACCTAAATCTAAAAAGTCTTCACCTTTATAGTCAGGATGATTTTCTTTCATGTAGTCAATTCCTTGAACCCAAAAGTACGAAATTATTGCCACAACGCCAACCATTAATAAATAAGCTTTCCACATATTATAGAGTTTTTTTAATCCCACCAACTTTTCATTCCTGAACCATCAAACCATTCGTTCCAAAGTTCTCGTTCTTTTTTTTCTTCCTCTGTCTGAGCATCGTATAATTTACGATATTCTTTTACATCTTGCCCGTGAATTATTGACCATAATTCTTTCCATTCAGAATCTTCAATTTCTCGTGCCCTTTCAAAAATTTTCTTATTATGGATACTTTCTTCCTCAGTGTCTTCTCTATCTGTCCATAACCAATCAGAATTTTTTATTTTGCCTAACTCTGATTCTGCCTGACGAATAAAATCATCACTACGAACATTTTTGATTAATTGAATTGTTCTTTTCATCTTTTCAACCTTTTTCATTCTTGATTCATCAACCTCATGACCATAATGTTCAATTGTATCCACAGTTTTTTCTAAAGAGCGACGAAATAAATCAAGATTAAAAGAATAATCCCAAGAACGAAACGCATATAATTCTTTTCTAAAATACCAAATGTTTTCTAAAAAATATGGTAAATCTCTACGAAAAAATTCATAGGTTTTATACCACCAAGTTTGTTGTCTTGATAATGTCTTTAATGATTTCCAAAAACTATCTGCAAATTCTACTTTCATAATATTATTTTGTTGGTCTTTTAAAAATATAATAAGTTATTCCAAGACCTATTATAATCATTGAAAGTCCTATTATTTCTACTAACATAATACAAATATAGTAAAAAAATAAGACCCGACAAAATAAATTTCGCGGGTCTTTTGGAAAAGGGATATATGAGAACACTCCCGAGGAGTGTGTAGAAATAAATATTAGATAAAATGTAAAAATTACATCTTACAATATCAAGAGAAATGATTTTTTACTCTTTTTAATAAATTTTCGTCAAAATTTACACCATGTCTATCTTCAAAATTATTTAATAGGTGTTTTATTGATTCTTTCTTTCCTTTATTGTTTAAAAGAATATATGCCCCTAAATCTGCATCCATTTCTTCTTCATCATTTCTTGGACCATCATGACCCAATATAATATGAGCAATTTCGTGAGCTTCAATAAATTTAAGAACGTCAGAATCAAAATTCTCAACGATATTTTCACCATCAATTACTACCAAGTTTTTATTTGGGACTAAAAATCCATATCCATATTCTTCAAAAAATGGTATTAATTTTTTGTATTGAGGACTGTTTGAAAAAACAACCGCAATTGTAATTTCAGGTAAAAATTCACTATTGTATGAAATTGGTTTTGACATTATGCTAATAAACTATAGTATTCTTTAAAGTGTTTAATTCTATCAGGCAAACCAATTGTGCCACCATTAACTCTTTTTGTTATTTGAGTAACAACAGCATCTGTTGCCCCGCCATCCGCTAGTTTGTGCAAACCATTTTTAGTGAAAAACCAAGCAGCCGATAATAGAGCGTAATGTGTTGAAACCTTTTCAGGGTTTGCTGTCATATCTTCGTTAATTGACTTACCAAAAGCAACGTAATTGTCTTTTCCTGTTAATTGGATATATCCACGACCACAATACTTTGAACCATCTCCTGAAGATTCAGGACCGTTACCCATTCTTCCACCGTAAACTCTATTTGCAATTTTTTCAGGTTTTCTTTCATATGACTCGGCCAAACCAGCCTCTTTAAAATATTTTGCAAAAATACCTTTTAATCCTTTTGCAGAATAATTTAAATTTTCTTTAGTCAATCTGAATCCACCTGATTCGTGACCACATTGAGCTAAGAAATGTGCTAATCTTAATGGGGTATCAATACCAAATTTTGATGCAGTTTCAGGAATTTGTGCAATTACTGAATCAGGGATATGACCCTTTAATTTGGTTAAATTTAATCCACTTGATGATGTTTGAACTACAGGTGTGACAGGTGCAGGTTCGGAAATAATTTGTTGAGAACCAAATAATTTGTTCCAAGTACCTTCTCCAACTAAACCATCAGGAGTTAATTCATTTTTTAATTGAAATGCTTTAATGGCTTCTTCAGTACCTTTTCCAAAAATACCATCTGCTCCGAGACCTAACTTTGCTTGGAGTTTTTTTACGTCTTCTCCTTTAGACCCAATTTTTAATAGCATAGTAATTTACTTTACTAATAAATAGTGGTTAAACTAAATTGAATTAGGATTGAGGTCTTAAAACCGCCAATGCTTCAGGATATTCAACATCTAAAGCCTCTTCATTTTTTGGTTCGTAAGGAACGTTTTTAAGTATGTATCTAATTGCATTTAATCCAGATACCCTTTTATCTTGTGCGTCAATAACAACCCATGGATGATTTAATGTTGACGTTTTATCAAAAAGTTTTTCTTTAAATTCTGTAAATCTATCCCATAAATCCTGCATTTTCTCATCGTTAGGGGAGTATTTCCAGTATTTTAATGGAGATTGTTGTCTGATATCAAATCTTCTTTTTTGTGTATCTTTTTCAATTGAAAACCAAAGTTTAAATAAGTAATCACCTTCTTTAACTAAGTCTTGTTCAAAATCGGCAACATTTTTCATGAATTCGTTGTATTCTTCAGGGGTACCGTACCCCATAACAGGCTCAATTAACCCTCGGTTATACCAACTCCTGTCAAAAAGATTAATCATACCTGGTTTAATTTCTTTCTTATATCTTTCCCACCAGTTTTTTCTATCCTCAGGAGTTGGGATACCTAAAGCAACTACATTATAGTATCTTGGGTTTAAATTTTCTACAAATTTCTTAATTGTGGAACCTTTTCCAGCCGAATCTCTACCTTCAAAAACAATTATAACTGTTTTGTTTGTTTTTGATAACCATTCCTGCATTCTTAAAAGTTCAACTTGTAAATCAAATAATTCTTTTCTGTAAACTTTTTTTGGAATTATTGATGGTTCTTCAAATTCGTAATCGGACATTTCAGGTTCATCGGAATCAGATTCGGACCTATTTTCTAATGACACAATAATCTTTGAAAGATAATCCACCACATTTTTTCTTTTATCTCCTTTTTTTAATAATATTTTTTTTAACCCTCTCTCTAAAAGACCAAAATCAATTATTTGAGACTTAGCTAAAAAACTAATATCCATCAACAAACTTTCAATTGGTTGAGTGTATAGTTTAAGATATCTTAACACCTCTATAGAATTACGTAAGTCAAGATTCATTTGTAACGGAGAATCATCTTCTTTAACTAACCCCATTACACTACGGATTCTATCAATATTTTCAAAAAGATTTACCATAAAATTTTTAATCTATAGTAATAAATACACTATTAGTATGTATTTATCTATACCAAGATACTATTAGAATGAACAAGCTCATCCTAGCTGCGGCTATGTGTTTAATTACCATACTCCCGCACAACAAGTTTTCAAAAGACATTTATGTGGAATCTGTTTCCAACAAGATTCAAATCGGCAATCTTGCAGGAAACAGAAACCTTGAGTTTGGTATTCGTAACATTCTGGAAGAATTTTTACAGGAAAAAAACTATGACCTGAATCCAGAATCAAAATCAAAAGTTTTAGTTGAAATTGTCTATTTAGACGTTCTCAAAACAAAATCTAATCTTTCAGTTTTTCACAAAAATGAAGAATCGGTTGTTATCCGATTGAAAGGTATTCTAAAAGTTGATGGTAAAAAAATTAAAGAAGTAATCGTTGAGGAGGAATCCTCTGAGATTTCCATGTCAACACTTGCTGTTGACAATGGTGGCCAATTTAACCAACAATCACTTAGTAATGCTATCAAAAAAGCTTGTGAAAAGTTGGCGGATAAATTATTTGAGATAAAATAAATATGAAAAGATTTTTAATTGTAGGGTTTTTAATGATGTCCCTAACATCATTTAGTCAAATCAAATTTAAGTTTCCTGACACAAGAGTTTTAACGGATATAAATGGAGGTGTTATAGATAGAGGAGACCAATTTGACGTTATAGTTCATGCAAATGGTAATAATGATGCAGTAACAAGGCAGTTAATGTTTGATTTCCAATATGACCAAACAAACTTTGAGGTAATTTCAATCAACCATACAGGTACAGGTGGAAATGGTGGAATACTCCCTTCAGGTTCAAACATACAATTATCTTGGCAGAATTATCCTGGTTATTCTTACGCAGGTAATAGTACTTTTACAAATGGCACGCAAAGATATGTTTCTAACGCAACTTACGTATATAATGGGAATGGGTCTAATGCAATTCTTAGAGCAACTATAACTTGGGCAACAACATCAGCAATGCCTTATACATCTTACGATAGAATGTTGATTGTAAGATTTAAATTAAAGGCGGCATCAACAGCAAACTCATTTAACCCTGTTAAATTAAATTTTGTGGCAGGATGGAATGCTCAAGGTGTTGGAGTTGAAACATTTATGGATACTCCATTGTCAACTGAAGTCATAATAAACCAAAACACTGGTAAATTTGTAACCGCTAAAGTTGATGTTAATTCTAATTTACTTGCAATAAGTGACCTAAAAGTTTCTTTTAGAGATACATTAACTAACACAGGACAATTGTTTAACGTATTGTCTAACGGTAATGTTGACATTTCTCAAGCATTATTATCTGAAAACAAAGTTTATGAAGTGTCTGTAATGCACAACATGGATAAAACAAACGCAATATATAACGGAGCAATTACAATATCAGATTTTACAACAGCTCAAAGTGAATTTACATCAATGGGGTTAGATGGTAGTAATGGTCAAATATTAAAAACAGGACAATCATTATACGCTGCAGATATTAATAGGAATAAAATTATTGACGGTGGAGATTTACCAAGATTGTTAGGTCAAGTTGTTGGGTTAGATACACTAACAACTGTCCCTCAAGGATATGTTATGGGTAGTAATGGATATATGAGTTTACCTACTTGGAGAACAACAGATGCAACAAGTATAGCAGGTCAAACTGAATGGTGTGTTGTCAATATTAATGGATATGGTGTAGGTCAAACAAGAGTTTATATTGATATGAGAAAATTTGCAGGATTAACAGTATTACCTGAAGATATTAAAAGTTTACAATTATTTGATTTGTATTCAGGTCCTGTTGAATTTGTTAGTAAAGATGCGTCATGGGCTTTCTACAAAGTACCATCAAGTTTTACAAGTATATCAACATCAACATTCGCACCTTACATTAGAACTATGGGTAATAACGATTACGGTCTTAAGGCTGAATTTTCTTTCAACCCAAATCCTTCCAATTCGTGGGGTTCAATAACATCTTCTAATTGGAAGAATATAACATATCCTAAAACATACGTTAGAACAGGAGTTTTAGGAACAAATGAAATTGTTGATTTAAAATATCTTTTATGGGGTGATGTAAATCGTTCACATTCTTCACAAGTTGTTACTATTTTAAACGGAGTTAATACAGTACAAACAAATGCTGTGAATAGCTTAACTACTAATACAGCATTTAAAACTTTTGCAACACAGTCAACATCATTTATTAATACACCAAACGATATTTCATCTATCAATGTTAATTTATCAAACATAACTGTAACATCAGATAACGTTGAAATACCAGTATCAATTAATACTAACGGAAATGCGGTGGGTGCATTACAGTTTGAATTTCAATACGACCCATCAAAAATTAAGTTTGAAGAATTGAAATCAGAGGTTCCAAATTCTTGGTACATTTTTGTAAATTCAAAAGACGGTAAAGTTAAGTTTGGAGCAATTGACCAAAATAACAAAACATCAATTAACGGTAATTTAATACCATTTAAATTGAAATTTTCAACAATTGGAAATGGAGTGGACATTTTAACTTCAGTTAAAGTTTCTCCAACAATGGACGCGAGTAATTCTAAAGGAGTTCAATTAGGAATTGATTTGAACTCAACTCAAATAAAATTAACAGGTTATAATAATTTTTAATCATGAAAAAGATAAACAAAATTTTAGGTTTAGGGGTTTTAATTACCCTTTTAATTCTGAGTTGTACGAAGATTGATGTACCACAACCACAAGTAATTGACTTAGGTGTTAAATCAACTTCAACAGCAATAAAATCAATATCTCAAACAGGTAACATTGTTACCGCTGAGTTTGAAACAACGGTAGGTTCAAAGTATTCGGTTCAAATTATACCTTTTGGTAGTGAAATACCTTCAAAGAAAGAAGGTTTTACCGCAACAGAAGGTGTTACAAAGAAAGTATACGACTTATCGGATTTGTCAAAAAAATACTACGACGTAGTTTTCATAGACATTAGTGGTAATGAGACAAAATATCCAATTTTAATAAAATAAAAATAAAAAAATAAAAAAATGTCAGAAGAAGAACAACAAGGTCAGGAGCATAACGATGGTACATGGTCAGGACTTAAAAAAACAATCGTAGGTACTTTAGGTACCGTAGTTGCAGGTGGTGGTGTATTTTTAAGTACACTATTATTCGGTGGTCAAAAAGAAGAAGAAAAATCACCAGCACAACAACCGTCAATCATAATCAACAACACCCAACAGCAACAACAAGCGGCTGCGGGTGGTAAAACAGTTGTAATAAAAGAAGCTGCAAAACCTGCACAACCAGCACCTGCTCCTAAAAAGAAAAATGGTGATGAGTTTAAGGAAGAAGCACCTAAATGGTAAAAAAAGATTAAATTATGAGTACCCAATCAAGCACAGGATTCAAAGATTTACTCTTTTCAGTTATGAAAAGAAGATGGTTTATAACAGCCATCGTACTATTCACCTTTTTTGGTACAATACTTGCTATTTTTATAGCGATTTTGGCAAAGACACAAATGGCTGGTGAATGGAAAGAATTGTTATTGTTATTATTAGGAGCTTTCATTGGAAGTTATGGTAAAATTATTGATTACTGGTTTAGTGACCAGGATAAAGATAAGATGCTTGTTCAAAAAATGGACGAAGAAGATGGTATTACACTATCTAACACGGCGAACATGAAAAACCAAGAAACTCCCGCTACACCAATTATTCCTGAAATATTAATTCCAGTAGTTCCCTTACAAAAAAACCAAGTTAAACCCGTTGAAATAGACGAGGATGGTGATGGTGTAATGGACGGTATTGATAATGACGGAGATGGGGTTATTGATGAATATTTTGAACACAGGAATTGTCACCACGTTTGGGGCGATTCAGACCATGACGGACATGAAGAATGTTTAGTATGCGGTCTATTAAAAGAAAATTTAGAACAAAACTAAAACTATGAAAACAATAAATTTAAACAGATTAAGCGACCTAATAATGTTAGGATTTGTAAAACTGTGCTGCCTGTGGGTAGTATCCGCATTATGTTTTGAAATGTTTGTAATATATCTACAAGTATCTGGACAAGAACAGAGACAACAAGACATGATTAACAAAATAGAATGGAAATTTGATGGAACATTCAAAAACAGTCCTGATAACATTTGGTATGAAGAACCTAAAAAATAATATTATGTCTAAAACTCAAGAAATTATAAGATTTATAGGGGTATGTTGTATAGCATTATTTGGATTAGCAATTATATCTTTTGGATTCAGTATGTTAATAACTCCTTTTTTAAAATAACTTAAAATGAAAAAGACAATGGCTTTCTTGACAGTAATACTGTTGAGCACGGGAGCTTTTTCCCAAACAATAGGTAAAACCAAAACAGAAGATTACAAAGCTTCGTTTGAAACAAAAAGTGATATCTCACAATTTTTGGATTATGACGGACCAAAAAAGAATATTCAACTTCTGAAATGTGGTATCAATGATGAAATGTATGAGATGTATCCTGAACTAAAAGAAAAAAGAGTTGGTTTGGGTGTTACAAACATTGTACTTGAATATCTTGATAATTTAAATCGTTTTGAATTTACAGAAGACAAAACAGAAATTAAAAACAGAATGGTAAAACAATTCCAAGCTTCTCAAGCGGGAATTTCTGAAAACAAATTAGACGGTAGAGGTAAGATTAAATTGGCTCACTACTTTGTTGAAATTGAATGTTATGACTACTCTGTTTCTGAAGATGAAACTGTTAATTTGAAAGACGGTGTAAAGAATATATTAATAACACGTATTGGTTTACAAGTTAGATTTACAGACGCTGAAAACGGTACAATCATTGCGGCATCTGGATTAGGAGAAGCAAAAACAACAAGAGAATTGACTTTTTTATCCGATGCAACCGTTGACCCAGTTAAATTCAACCAATCTACAATTAGCATTTCAACCAAAAAAGCTTTGGATATTGCATGTGCTAACATTTTAGGTAAAATGGTTAAAAAAGGAATATTCGTTAAATAATGAAAAAATGGTTTGTGTTTTTATTAATATTAATGCAACTTGCTCTGAAAAGCTCAGGGCAAGTTGTTACACAAACCTATATAGACCCGTGTAGTTTAAAAACTTATGTAGTATCAATTCCAATACAATCTAACTCAGGTGTGTTAGTTATTGTTAGAGATAAAACAAAAGTGTTCACTTATTCACAGTTTGCATCGGGAGAAGTGGATACATGGATAAAAAATATTTTTGCATCACCATGTCCAACAAGTCAAGTAGTTCAACAAACGGTAACAGCAACGGTAGCTCAAGCGGCATCTCAAGCCGCATCATCTGCGGCGTCATCCGCCGCATCATCTGCAGCTTCCTCAGCTTCATCTTCAGCAGCGTCTACCGCATCTTCACCACCGCCATCAACATCATCGTCTTCATCATCTACTTCCCAATCGTCATCATCTGGTGGTTCTTCGTCTACCTCAGAGAGCAAAACAGAATCAAGCAGTTCATCAAGCGAAACAAGTTCAGAATCAAAGAGCGAGAGTAGTTCCGAAAGTAAGTCAGAAAGTAAAAGTGAAGAAAAAAAGTCAGACGAAAAAAAATCTGACGAGAAAAAAGAAGAAAAAAAGAAAGAAGAAAAGAAAAAAATTGTAGTAGCTAATCCAATGTTATTAGCGTCAGATTTAACCTCAGCACAAGGACCTGACTACAAATACAATGTAATATTATCGTTAGGGGTTAGTAAATCATCTGCATTAGGGAATCAAAGTTGGAGTGCAACAGGATTAATTTGGAGTTCACTTAATCAATTTGCAGTCAGCGGTGGATATACCAAAATGGATTTCCAACAAGGAAAGTTAAATGCAATTCATTCTTATTCAATGACCACAGCATATCTTACAGGAAACTGGATGACTATGGGTGGGTACACTTACATAAAACCACATCCAAAATATGGTACTTATGGATATAATTTAGGTATCATTTCACTTTTCTTAAAGAATGAAGAAATAGTTGGAGAAGGAAAATTCGTAAAAACAAAAACTGTGTTTTACACGTCAATTACCACTTCAGCAGTTGCGTTTTGGACAAAACCATACCAATACTCACAAAAGATAACAATATCGCCACAAGTTTTTGTAATGAATTCACCAATACTTTGGAATTCAAAAACAGGAGAAACCACAAGTGGAAGAAACTTTGGTTTTTTACTTGGAGGTTCATTTGATTACAAAATAACAAAAAGATTTGGACTCAGTTTGAACTATAAACTTTCTGCTTCAACACAGAAAAATTCCCCAATTTTGAGTAATTTCTTAATTGGTTCAAGAGTAATACTATGATAAAGAAAATATTAGATATTAGACATTTTATAATTTTGTTTTTATTAATTGCGTGTCTTCTATTACAAGACAATAAACCAAAGAAAGAAATTGTAATAAAAGAAATACCATCAAAACCTGAATTAATACACGATACTATTTCACAAGAAGTTCCAGTTTACTTACCTGGAAAACTAATCATAAAAGACACGACAATTTACGTAACCACAATTGAAAAAGTTGATACTTCAGCAATTCTTAGAGACTACTTAGTATTCAATAAATTTTCAGACACTCTGAAATTATCAAACAATCAAGGATTTGTTTATTTGAACCAAACGGTTAATGAAAACAAAATAGTTGATAGAAAATTCTCCGCAACAATCAAACCAAAGATTGTAAGAGAAACACCGCCACCCCCACCTCCAACACGAAACCAAGTATTTTTTGGTATCAACGGTGCTGTAAGCAAAGAGGATTGGGTTAACTCAATCGGCTTGGGATTGATACTCAAAACAAAAGAAAACCATTTATATCAGGTTAATCTTGGTGTGGCTAACAGAACTGTAGATGGAACAACTGGCGAACTAAAACCGTATGTTGGGGTGGGGGTTTATTGGAAAGTGAAAGTTAAAAAGGAGTAGACTATTTATAATAAAACAGTCACATGGGTTTACGTGAATTAATTAAAGAATCTTTAGAATCACAATTAGATAAGTCTCTTATTTTGAAAGAAAATTCTAATATTTCAGATGATTTAAAATATCACATAGATAATGGTCTAACATTAACTAATAATATATTCAGGGTTTATTCTGAAAGTTACTTTGACTTGGTAAACGAGGTTAGAGAATTGTTTAATGAAGGTAAAATTGACCTTAATGAGGAGGATACTTTAATGGTTGAATCCGATTTGGGTATCAAAGTTAAAGTTGGTAAGGAATATATCTATTTGGATGCTCCTTATATCTCTGAAACAGAAGAAGGTGGTTTAACTGAATCTAAAACTCCAAGAGGACATAAGAAATTTACTGTTTATACTAAGGGTAAAAATGGAGGGATTAAGAAAATAACTTTTGGTAACTCTAACTTAATAGTTAAAGAGAGCCGAGAGTGTTTTCAAAAAACAGATAGAACAACCGCAGGATATTGGTCTTGTAATCTTGGTAGATATTCTAAACAATTAGGTCTTTCATCTTCAAATTCTCAATAATGGAAATAGAAAAACTTGAAAAATATTTACAGACTTATTTGGATGATGTAATTTCACGGTACATAAATAAAGAATTGGTTGGGGAAGAAGATGAACCAATCAAGTTGAATCTTTTTCAGATTATAGGAGGGAGTTATCTACCACGAATATACCATATTTTTATTGATATAGAACCAAATTGGGAAGGAAGTTATCGTAAAAAAATGGAAAATGATATTAGTGACTTTATGAAAATTCTTTCTATTAATAGCAAAATAAAAGTTCATTGGAACAAACGACCTGCATTCAAGGGTCCTGAAACTCCAAAACCTTTTTACGGAACCCAAGAAAAATAATATGAATAATTTTTTGCCGAACAAATTGTCAATTGCCGAACAAGTTTTAATTTCCAAATTTAATTATAGTCATAAAGATATTGGGTATTTCAAATACAAATCACATACTCCTACAATTGTAGATTGTATAAAAGAATATCCTATCACGGAGTTTATTTTAGAAAAAATTAAGAAAAAAGAATTGGTTTGGGAATTTGAAATGGAAGAAGAAAAACCAAAGTTATACAACGGAAAATTAATTGTTCTAATATAATTTAGTAAGGTCAAATTTCTTAACGAAGGCAGGAAATGCTTCTTTATAAGACTCTTCAGATTCGTCAGTAACCTTGTTTGTAAACTGCCAATTCCAATAAAACTTATCGTTAGGTTTAAAACCATAGAATGTGTGTACTCTTTTCTGAGTATCAACGACATCCATACCTTTCCAGTTTTGTCCCGAACAAATAAATCCACTTTGAATACCCTCAATAATATTTGGTTCACCCAAAGTTTCATGTCTGTTCTCAATCCAAGTTAATCTTTCAATTAATTTTTGGTAGAACATATTGGCTTGACCCCACCTTACAGAGGTAAAAAATATAACAGCATTTGATTCAAACAATTCTTTAGATATTTTCCAAAGTTCATCATCTTTGTCATTTAAACTTGCCCAACATCTGTGATATCCTGTAGGGTTTTTGTCTTTGTCTTTAAGTTTTGCTTTCATTACTCCACAAGAGTTACCATCTTTTCTTGATACATTACCCTCACAAGGTACAATGTTTAATTCAGGGACATCAATCAAAACTGATTTGTCATTTAGATATTCATTGATAACCATTCCAAGAATTGTTGATTTAGGTATATCAACATCGTTTGGGTCCCAATTGTATCTGTTTGAGCATGTTAATAGTAATACCTTATCCAACTTTTGTAGTTCAGATATTGTCTTTTCAAGTTTTTTCAAATTACCCGTAGAGTTGTTCTTTTCGGTAACATTGTACTTATCAAATATTTCTTGTAATCTATTATCCATTCAATATAAATACTTTATAAATCGTAATAAAAAACCCACCTTTGTGGTGGGTTTATGTTTAAGCTCTCATTGTTGGAACACGACCACCAATTTCCTCGGTCATATCCATATCATTGATTAATTCACGTATTGTGTTTATTTCTCTTTGATAATTAGGTGTATCTGGTTGTTCCGTTGATACTTCCGTTGGTTGTTCCATATGTTCATTAACAAATTCAACTCTCATTTTTTCATATCCTGTTAAACATTCGTTATGAACTTGTTCTTGAATTTCGTCCGAACATAAATTCTTATTTGTTTGCTCTGATTTGAAAATTCTTCTAACAATTGGAAATAAATAATCATCAGCATCAACCTCAAGATAGTCTGTTCTGTTATCCTCGGCGTTCCAAAAACTAAATTCTGAATCACCTTCTAACCCTTTATACCCCGCAAATTTATAACCCGTCTGTTTGTTGATGAAGTAAACTAAAACACCTCTTCTCCAATATTTCTCAAAATAGTTTTTTTCTTTTTGATATGTTGTACACCATCTTGTTGATGCACCATATTTTGCGGATGCTGAAAATGTTAAAGGTCTAACAACAACCCACTTTTCATCTTCATATTCTTTAATAACCTGACCCTCAAGGTCTTTAGTTAATTCTTTCATTGAAGCTAAGGTTACCGCACCTCTAATATCCTCAAGGTCTTTATAGGTAGATACGTCCTTATTTTCAATTTGGTCTTTCTCCATATAATCCATAAATTCTTTTAGAGTTTGGTAGGTATCCATACTGAAATGTTCTGTAAAGTAATTTGCAATATAATACATTTGACCATCTGTAAGATTATCAGTTGAAATTGATTTATTCATTAAAATCGCTTGAATTTCCAACATACCTGATGAATAATCATTTTTATTTTGCCAGAATTTTTTTGGATTTAATTTTTGACCAAATATTTTACACAATAATGGGAGATATTTGTAAGACTTGGAAGTATCTAATCTTGTCATCATATCAAACATGGTGACATTTAATTCAGGATATTGTTTTTTTAATTCATCTATACGAGACATATTTTTACTTTTTATAAAATATAGGTGAAATAAAAGTTTGAGTCAAAAAAAATCCCTCATTTCTGAAGGATTTTAAAGCTGTTAGAGCAGGAGTCGAACCTACAAACGGAGATTCAATAAGTAACATAAGTGCTTGCAAGCAGGTGGTCTACCCCAGTATTACTTATCTATTTCTTTATCCGTACCCTCGGGACTGGAGGGTGTGTTTGCCAAGGTCATAACAGAGACAACCTAATTTCACCATCTAACAATTTGCGGAGAGAGTAGGATTCGAACCCACGGACCTGTTATAGTCTACAGTTTTCAAGACTGTCGCGATAGACCAACTCTGCCATCTCTCCAATTTTTTTTGTAATCTGTTACAAAAGTAGTATATTTGACTCATGAAAACAATAATTATCTCAATATTTTTACTTTCTATGGGTTTATCCGTAAAAAGTCAGACAACTGATTTGATGTATGTACCTGACCAAAAAAGTTTGGTTGTTACATACAATAGTAATTATTCACCGATTGGTTTTTATGTTGGAGGATATTATACAAGTCATTTTCCGCAACCTTACATCTATACTACACCATTATCTATTATGAATAGAATTGGAATAAGTTTTTCTAACGGACAAGTTGGTTTAATGGTTGGTGCACAAGTAAAATCATATGTTGATAGTTTGGCGTTAGGACCAGATATATGGTTTAAAGTTTATCCGTTAAGATTATTAACAAAAACCAAAAGAGGACCTGATTTTACTGTTGGTATTAATTGTGGTGATAAAGTTAGATATGGTGTTGGATTATCAATACCTTTTGGTATTTATTGATAATGAGTGAACTTGATGAAATAAGACAGGGTATAGTATCTGCCAACAAATTTTTGAAGAATCATGTATTTGAAATGTATTATCTTGCGGATTCTGAAGGAAATTTAGAAATCCCAACAAACGTTAAGGTAAAATTAACAGGTATGAAACATTACCTTAATATGGGAGAGTCCAAACCGTTTGTTCAATTCACGGCATATATTTTACCAACAAACAAAAATTCTGACAAATTTAACTCCATATTAAGTGCACAACTTGGACGAGAAACTGAAATTAAAACATTTGATAATAATGCTTATTTGAATTTTGAGTGGGTTATGAGTAAAAAATTGTCAGAGTTTTTAAAGTATTTTTCATTACCAAACGCAATGTTAACTAAAGTAGTAAATGAAGTAGAACCAATGAAGTTAAATGAAAGTTTAATCAAAGAAGCCAGATTTGATAATGCTGTTAGAACCGTTGTCCAAGATATTATTGCATTTTTCAAACATCAAAGAGAAGGTGATTTTGGATTACCTGAAGATTTGAGAGACGATGAGTTAACGTATAAGTTTCCTGATATGGAAACTGAATTTTCAATATTTTTAGACTTACAATTAGATGATACTGTTCAAGGTGTTGATGTTGATGCCGATTATTATAGAGACGATGATTTAATTTATCTTACAATCATTTCAAACCCAAAGGATGGATATACAAATCTGAAAGAATTAACGAGTGAATTAAATGAGATTCTTAGACATGAATTTGAACATATAAAGCAATTTGAACAAGGATATAAGTTTCCTAAAAAAGAACCTAAAGACCCATATAAGTATTATACTCAGCCACATGAGTTAGAAGCTCAAAGAGCTGGATTCAGAAGAAGAGCAAAGGGTGAAAGAGTTGATTTTGAAACATTGGTTAGAAATTGGTTTGTCAAAAATCCACACAAACATAATTTAAATCCTGACCAACAAGAAAAGGTGATACAAAAAATTATTCAGAAATAATGAATACTGAACTAAAAGATACTGAGTTAAAAATATTTCGTAAGGTATTGATGGACCATTCTTTTAATAAGGATGGTTATGAATATTACTTTTTATCAATAGAACCAGATGAAAAAGGGTGGAGTTTTGATATTGTGGTTAATGTTGTTTTACCTGTTAAGGGTCAATCATATGCAACACCAGTGTTCAGTGGACATATTCACGACATTCTTAGTAATATATGGAAATACGTTGGTAGTTCTTTTTCCTATTCAGAAAAAATATTAGTTGATGGGAAAGAACCAATTAAGGGAGGTGTTTTTATTTCCCATGAGAAACAAAGAGAAGTGTTATTTGCGATGAGAAGAGAAGTTAAAGAAGTAACTTTAAAAACAGCAATAGGCCCATTGACTTTTGATGTATATTGGAGACCAATGGGAGAATTCTACGAGTTAAATGACGTGTACATTGATTTCAACTTTGATATTGAAATATCTCACTTCTTATTAGATAGTCATTATGCGGTACCTAATTTGAAAATTGCCGATGACGTTGCTGGTGCTATTTTGAACGTGATGTATGATACTGATTACTTGAGAGATAAAATTAATAATGTAATCTATGATGTAATGGGTAATGAGATTGATATTATGGGTATTGATGATTTATATTATCAAGCAAGATTCTTTATCATAAAAATAGATGGGTTCGAGGTTGACAATAAGTGGGGTAATCACTATGATTTAGAAGATGGAATGTTTACTTAAGCTTTTTAACAATTTTTTTAAGTCCTGCACTTATTATTTCCTTACTTAAAACTACCACAGCAGAAGCTACTAATCTTTCAGTGATTAAAATTGCTGCTTCAGTTGGATTTGATGATTGAGTTGATACGGAATAGATATCCGCAATAATTGGAATTAAAAAACTATATGCAACAGTATCCAAAACAGCTCCACTAGTTATATTACAAGATTCTAAAAATCTGGAAAAAGAATTTTTTAATTGGTCCCCTTTGGTTAAAACTTTATCAAAAACTTCTTGAAGACCTTCTTCTTTAATTTTTTTCAAAATTGAAACAATCCCTCTTTTATTTTCAAAAAAAATTGTGAAAGCAACTCCAGCTAAAACCAACATTCTTTCTTTTTCTGATAAATTAAAACCACCTTCTTTTATAAAATTATCTAATGGCATTACTAATCCACCAACAGCAGTACCCCACGTCAACAACATTTTAATGTTAAGTCCGTAGTTTTTAATTACTTTGTTAACCATATTGTTTGTGAACGAAAATAGTTGTTTCATATTACTTGTGAGCTTTGAGTCACTTTGTTCAAGTAATATTAGTTGTAATTGAGATTCTGTTATTAAAAAGTCCATATGTAATATAAATACTTATAATATATTTATTGTTATGAAAGGTCAATTAAATCCTGAGTTAAAAGTTGGTGATAGAGTAATGTGTTTCCATATGGAAGGGGAAACTGGTGTTCCTCCAGGTACGTTGGGGACGGTTGCAAGAATAACAAGAGACCCGTTTGAGTCTGAAAATGATAGTCTTATTAACGTTAAGTGGGACAACGGGAGTAGTCTTGCTCTAATAACATCAACAGATGCTTGGAAATTAGCGCCACAAGAAATTCAAGAACACGCAAGTGGTTCTCCTGAATATGATTTTTTTAGTAAAAATCCTGAGGTGTTTGAAAATTTTGATTATAAATTTTTGAAAAAATTTTTACAAAAAGTTAGAGATTCTGGGGTTATTAACATGTTTCAGTCGGCACCTTTTTTATATTCAGGTAAAGAATGGATAGACAGATATCATGGAGAACATGAGGAAGATAACGAATCATTCCAAGAAGTATTGGAAATGGCTGATGAAGCTAAAAACAAAATGATTCAAGGACTTTTAAAGTATATGGAATCAAAAAACCTTGATTTTGAAGATATGGGTAGAGTTAATAGTTTGATACATAAATTTGCAATGAAAATTAACCAACTTTATGTGACTTTTCCTTTATCAAACAATTAATTTAAGTATGGTTTTGGTTTCTTCTTTTATTATTTTATAATCTTTTAAATAACGATTGTCCAAATATATTGCATATTTTTTTAAACTGATAATTGTTTTATCAATGTTTTCTCCTCTAATATTTCCTGTAATTGATTGAGGTTCAAAATCAATTCCAATATTTTGCCATTCATCTCCAATTATTTCTGGCAGTATTATTTGGTATTCCATTATTTTAATTAGCCTTTTGAATTTTTTCTATTGTTCCGTCTTTCCAATGTTTTACAATCCAACCATCTTCATCTAAATAAACCATTGGTTTATCTTTACCCCACGTTTCTTCCTCAACCCTTTTTCTGAAAGATTCTTTGAATTTTTTGGACCTTAGGGCTTTTGATATTTTATCTTCTTCTTTGTCCATGTTAGTTGCTCAACGGAGCTTTAATTTTTGGGTGTGATTCATATCCGATTAATTCAAAACAATCAGGTCTATAACTTTTAAGTTTTTCATCAAGAGTTTTTTCACCTAAATGTTCTTTAACTGCCTCATGCATGTACCAATTACGTTCAGTTATTTTAACTGTTGGTAGTTCGTATGGAGTTCTTCCAATCTGTTCTTTTGCCTGTTCAATATGATTTAGGTATAAATGAACATCACCAAGATTTCCAATAAGTTGGTCAGGAACCATATTCACTTCTTTGGCGATTATTTCCAATAACAAACCATAAGATGCAATGTTGAATGGTAATCCTAAAAATGTATCTACTGAACGTTGATTCCACATTAAAGAAAGGTAACGTTGTCCATTATTTTCTCTCGTATAAACTTGAAATCCATAATGACAAGGGGGTAATACCATTTGGTCTAATTCACCCACATTCCATGCGTTAACCATCAATCTTCTACTATCGGGATTTGTTTTTAGCTCGTTGATTAGGTTTTGGATTTGGTCTATTGATTTTGATTCTTCTTCGTAGTGATTCTTTCCGTCATACCATTCATTCTTTTGGTATTTCCAACTTCTCCATTGCTTACCATAGATTGGTCCTAATTCACCCCACTTATTACGAAACTCTTCATTATTTTTAATTCGTTCAATGAATTGATTCATATCTAAATGAGGTTCCCATGGTTGAACATTACTTGAATAATTCTTATAAGCATCACCATCCCAAATATGACAATCGTAATCCAATAAAAACTTGATATTAGTCTCTCCACGAAGGAACCACAATAGTTCAACTACCATAGTTTTCCATGCCATCTTCTTTGTTGTGAGTAATGGAAATCCATCAGACATATTATGTCTGAACTGAATTCCAAACAATGATTTGGTTCCTGTCCCTGTTCTATCTGATTTGTTAAAACTTTGGTCTTTACTCACTAGTAATGATAGTAAAGCTTGATACCATTCGTCTAAATAATTGCTATTCATATCAATATCCTTTTTGTATTGTAATGCCGTAGGCCCAACTTATCCAACTAATTTGTAATCCAAATGCTGGTGATGTAACACCTGTTTCTAAAAAATATTCTTTATCGTACCAAAGACTTATACATGGAATAATCCAGTATTTGCCTCGGATACGATAAAAATTATTGTGTTCAATAAACCATTTTTTCATAATAATCCTGCTTCTTTTTTCCAATCTTCTTCCATTTGGTTTCTACCTGAATTGTATTTACCGTAGTCACCCCAATACTCCAAAAGGTCTAAAAATGTTTTTTTTAATTGATTATAATTCTCAATATTCTCGTCTTTACCTAACATATAAGATTGATACATGCAACTATCTATAGCACTCTTTGATAAAAAGGACGAATGTGGTATAGTATTGTGATATATTTCATTTAATTTGTCTTTCATTGTTACTTCTTAATTAACATGTTGGTATTCGCGATTGGGATACGAGCAACGGGAACTCTTGTTTCTTCCGCTGATGTCTTGTCTATTTGCATTACTTGATAATAACCGTCTTCAATTTTTACGGTTGGTACGTCGCTATAAGTGTATAGGACTTCTGAATCTTCCGCTTTACCATCATAAAGCTTTGCTGATTTTGTTGATGTGTTGAATACTAATGTCTGCATGTGTTTGTTTTTTTTTAATTTATAATTTTTCAAAATTTATTGTGTCATCTTTACTAATATCGTCAAAATTACTCCAATTTCCAAATTTTCCGTTAATTCTTGGAAGAAGATGGTGTTCTCTATGTCCACACCATTTACATTCTCTTACGACTACACGAATGAATTCTCGGTTATTTGGGTGCCCCTCAACTTTATGTTTTTCTCTACTGTATTCCCAATTATGTGCTCCTATATAACAAAAAGGATTTTTCATCTTCTATCAATTTTCTATTATGTTATTATCTATATTCCAAATATTAAAAAAATCAAATTCATTTTCTTTTTCCCACCCATACATTCTCATACTAATTTCGTTTCGGGTCTCCAAAGATAATGCTTTTGAGATAAATTGTCTACTAACTGGATGAATCATTTGTACCATCATCACAAAATCACAACCTTCATTTTTTAAACTTTTTATTCTACCAATTTTTTCATCAACATATTCAACCTCATCAAAAGTCCTCCAAAAACGAATGCAAATTGTTCGTAATTCCTCAAAGTATTCGTCTTTTGGAGGAGTATAAAATAATTCTACCGTTGTCATTACTTATCCGAATTTAATAATCTTTCTAAGTGGTGGTCAGCTGGCATCTCAGATAATTGTTCTCTGTGCCTTAACAAAGGTACGACTTCTCTGTATAAGTTGTACGGTCTAAATTCAGGGTGACCATCCATACCAACATCCATTCTTTGACCTTTACCAAACCTCATGTGGGTTGGAAGGTGACAGTGACCGTGTAAGTGCATTACACCCTTATTAAGACCATCCCAAGAACTTATGGGGTAGTGCATCAAACGGAATTTAAATTGTCCCATTTCAAGTGTATTGTAGTGAGAAACAGATTTAAATAACCCTTGAGACCCATCTCTATTATTTTCTATGTGGTGGTCGTGGTTTCCGAGTATCAAATGTATGTTTTTACATATAAGTCTATTCCAAAATTCACGTATTTGGTCAAATCCACCAAACGACCAGTCACCAAGGTGAATTAATATATCATCTTGCCCAACATATTCGTTAATGTTATTAACAATTGTGGCATTCATTTTTTCTATTGTGGAAAAGTCACGAGTTTGGGATATAGGTGTTTCACCTTCTTGGGTTCTCCAAGCTGTAACCCCCCTACATATATTCTTGTGAGAATAGTGGGTGTCAGAAGTAATCCATACATTAACTTCTGGTATATTTTTGGTATCTACAGGTATTTTTATCATAACACAAAGATAAGAAATTATTCTGAAATTAAAAAAACTGGATTTTGGTCTGCAGCGAATAAACCTAAAATGTTGTATTCGTAGAATTCAACAGCTTCAATAGAGGACATCCCGTCTCTCTCTTCAAGAATATGAAGAACTTTGTTTTTGGAGTATAAGATTCTCGGTCCATTACCGAATTCTTCAACAATACCGATAATTGCATCATCCAAACCGTCCAAAATAACGGCTCCTTCGGCAAATTCGTGTATATCGTAGTTGTTGGTTATCATTTAAAGAAAAAAAAGAAAGTGGGATTCCTATTCAAGGCGAAAGTAAATTACCAAGATACTATTCAAATGAATTGGAGAACCCCACTTATTTTACAAATCTATAGAATAAGTTCAGATTAGTCAATTAAAAAATTTAAAATATTTTGAAGTATTTATATAAAAATAAGTTTATGAACGGATATTTCGCAGCAGGTAGAATGTCAGAAGAAGAAAAAAATGATATTCTAAAATTACACACCAGTGTTTACAATGGTTACAGAACTATGCAGCCAGAAGTTAAAAATGAACAGCCTTTATATGTTTACGACCCAGCACAAGATAAAGTTGGTGTGGTTATGAACAACAAAGGAGTAATAAAACCATATACTAATTTTGGAATTAACGAATCAACAGAACAAAAAGAAGTTTGCGATGAGTGTGGTTCAATGATGATGGAGGGAGAATGTTCTGAATGTGGTTGGAAAGGTGAAGTTGGTGATATGGACGAACAATGGCAAGCGGCAATCGCACCAGCACTTGAAAGAATGGCTGTAGGATATGTTGCGGACAAAGCAATGGACAAGGTTTCTGACATGTTTTCAAGTAACGAAGGTGAAATGGAAGAATCTCATCCACACAAAACACATAGAAAAAATGGTAAATTTAAAAAACATCAATATACTGAGGAGGAAGTTTCAGAATACGAAACAGGTCATTTAGATGACATTTATGATGAGAGTGATTTAAATCCAAATGCAGAATTTGATTATGTTAAAGGAGCGTCAAATAAGACAAATGCTTTCCACATGAAAGAACAATCTGACGATTATATTGATAATTTTGAAGACCCAGATAACGAAGATGATGGATTTGAAGATATTAATTCATCAGAGGTAACAGATGAGATTGAAGAACAAGGTTACACAGGTGGTGGAAATGCACCTGATATGGACCTTAGTAATATAGACCCAGCTTATGACTTTGTAAGTGATGGACCAATGGCTGGTGGTGATGTTTATCCTACTGAAGGTGAAATGGATGAAGAGGAATGTGATGAATGTTGGGAAAAGATGGAATCAGCTTGGTCTGAGGAAATTGATGAAACAGATGTTTCAGGTGTACAAGGAATTTACGGAGCAATGGAACCAGCATTTGATTTTGATAGTGAAGGACCTGGTAAAGCGGGACCTTATCAACACAGTCAATATAATGAAGGTTCATATGTTATTGGTTCTGACGGAGAACCAAGAGATATGAAACCAGGTGAAAAGTTTAGTGCTTTTTCACCAGAAGATTTTGATGATGACGATGATTTTGACGAAGATGAGTTGGAAGTTGATTTTGATGAATTTGACCCAAGAGACAAATCGTGGGAAGAAATCACGGCTCACACAGGAGATGATGAGTTTGGAGGTGTAGACGAAGACATTAAAGAGTCTTTAATCTTACAGAAAAACAGAATCATGGAAATGATGAACAGAATGAAAGTATTTAAATAAAAAAAACCCCTCTTAGGAGGGGTTAATTATTTCTGAGAACTTTTGATTTTTGAATTTTTCCCATAGTCCCACAACATCATCAAATCCTTTATAAATTATTCTTATGCTGTCTTGGTCTTGAGGAAATACCGTTTCAATAATTTTTTTAATTTCATTTTTCTTATAATCATCGTGAAAATCTTTTAAAGGTTTTTCACCATATAAAACATTTGTAGGAAGATGAAGAATACTTTTATAAACTGATTCTCCAATATTTTCAGCAATAACCTCGTTCAGTTTGTCCGAAAATTCAATTATAGATACCGTATCATATAATTTACTAACCTCATTAAGGTTAACCGTATTACTTGATTCTACTAAAAATAAATGCTTTTTCATATAATCTCTACCAATTTTATTATAAGCTAAGATACCGACATTTTTTGGTAATTCAAAATCTGAAGGTGTTTTTATTACTTTATAAGTAGTTGCGGAATTATAATTAACACTAGGTAGAAGGTTTTCTCTAGCAAAAACCTCATCCTCAGTTGGTTCATGAAAGTTCAAAAATTTCCAACCGTTTTTTATTTCTTTAAAGTTAGATTCATTTTTTCCAAAAAATCTTTTAAAAATATTTTTGTGAGTTAAAAATTTTGAGAAGGTAAAAACATATGCCCCAAAAAAAGTATCTTTTATAAGATAATCAGTATTCCAACACAATGTTGTGTGTTCAATAAAAACATTCCTAATTTTTGTTTCATTAATGATTTCATCAATATTATTAAAATCAGGAATTTCATTTTCTTTTGATATAAAAATTAAATCATCAAAACTTTCATAATTCGTACTTAAGAATTCTTTTAATAAATCATAAAAATGAGTTTCGTTTTTAAATGTTTCAAAAAGTATGACCCTGTCTTTGACTCTTATGTCAATCTCACATTTAACCTCATCCGATAATGGAACAAGGATGAAAAAATCAACAATATTATAGAATTCAGAAAATCTAAGATTTAATAAATCTTTATTACCTTCAAATAAGATAATATCAAAAATTTTAAAGTTTTTTTTCATTTATATTGAAATAACATTTACGTTAGATTACTATTAGTATAACTAAATTCAACGCAATGTCAAAACAATTTTTAGCAAACGAAAGAAATAACGTTAATCATTTTAACTATTACTATTTTACCAACGCATTCACACCTGAAGAATTGGATACGATAAAAACAATTGGAAACTCATATCCTAAACAATTAGCTGAAGTCGGAGGAGGAGATGATTCTCAAGTAAGTGATTATCGTAAAAGTGAAATTTCTTGGATTCCAGAAGAACCCAATAATCAATGGCTTTACGATAAAATATCTCAATATGCTATTTCTGCAAATAAAGAGATGTGGAATTTTGACATTTGGGGTTACCACGATTCTCTTCAATTTACAAATTATTATGGTGATGGTGGTCATTATGATTGGCACGCAGATTTAGGTCCTGGAATTTCTAATAGAAAGTTATCGGTTGTTCTACAATTATCTGACCCTAAAGATTACGTGGGAGGAGAATTACAAATGAATACTGGCGGAGGAATTACATCGGTCGCAAAAGAATATAATTCATTATGTTTTTTCCCATCATTTGTATTACACAGAGTAACCCCTCTAACTTCAGGAACAAGAACTTCTTTAGTTACTTGGTTATGTGGTGCAAATCTTAGATAATGGTTAGAGAAAGAATAACAGTAAATGATTTTGAAAGGATAACAAAAGAAAATGAGTATTTTATTTGGCATTTTGTTAATCCAAATAGTGCGACGCAATTAAAATCAATATTTCAGATAGACAACCCATTTAATCCGAACCCATTTATTCCAATTTTAAAGTCAATATCAGTACCATATTTTGAATCTGACAGTCAAGAAAGCTATGATTTTTTAATAAATTTAGATACTCCATTTATAGTTAATGCACATAAAAATAATACCTATAATCCTGTAGTAATTTCGTTTAATAGAAAAAGAATGGTAAACCACACTTTTGGACCATATTGTTATTGTATTGAAGGGGTGATAGAATTAATTGGGGAACTTAATCCCCAATTTATATTAGATATTAATTAGCGTTCAGTGTTAAAGAAAAACACTTGGAACAATCTTCCATCATACATATCTTTTCCAAAATAGTCTAATGATACATGATAATTGTCCGCTCTGTACATGATTAGACGATTAAAAATATTACCGACTCTATCAACCATATCCCATTTTGTGTAGTCTTGCATATCATCACCTGAAGGTGCTGATTCTTTATATCCAGCTTCATTTTCTCTTTTGTAATTGTAATGCATCCAACCAGTTTCTTTATGTTTAAAGATTCCTGTTCCAGCACTAATAGGTGCGTTAGGTGTTAAATAACAAACAGCGGCCCAATCTGTTGTTGAGTCTGCATGAATCCAAGACCTATCTTTTGCTGTTGTATATTGGAACGAGCCAGTATAGTCACCACCCCACCAAGTTACTTCACCAGCAAATGGGTAAAGAATATCTCTAAGTTTTTGTCTAATAGAATCGTTTAAGAAGGATTCGGTTCTTAATCCAGGGTAGTTACCTCTTACCTTAAATTCTTGTTTTAGTGCAAATTCTCTAACCTCCATTGGGTTTGAATAAAAGTCGTCAATTGTTAAAGAGTTAAATCTCATATTAAAAGTTTTATAAACAAGTATAAGAATAAAATGCTCTAAAAAAAATGATGTTTAATAATAATTTATATGACTTTTGCTTCTTTTTGTAATATTTCTTTATAAATTGTTTTATTATGGAGATAAAAGAAATCGTATCATATTTTTTGAATGCAGAAACAAACATTTTAGAAGTTTCATTCAGAACTATAGATGACAATGAAGAAGTTTTAAGAAACGACAATATTGATTATACAATTGTTGGAGATTATGGATTTGATTTAGTTACAGAATCTTTTGATTTTTTTGGTGAGGAGTTTGAAGATGAATTGTTTGAGGAAGAAAAAGTTGAACTTGATGAGGATGAGTTAGTGATTTTCTTAAATGAATATTACACAATAAATCCTGATACTTTACCAAGAGCGGAATTCTATTAAGGTCCGACACGAGTAAGGTACAATGTCATTACTTGTTTTTCACCAAATTTACCTTTAAACCAAGCACCCGAACTTTTTAATTGAAGTGATTCAAATCCGTCATCTTCAATCAAAAATGTCATAGTCCGATTTGATTCACCCGTAAAATAAGTAAATTGAACGAATCCATTGTTGTAAGCATTATTACTTAAGATTTTGTAATATATGAATCCATGTGGTTGGTTCGGTAGTGGGTATTTCCAAATATCTCCACTGGCATTAATTCCAATACAATCAATTTTTACTACCGAATAATCAAAATGAATGTAAAATCTATTGATAACAATAGAATCAAAAGGAGTGGGTAATAAATGATTTACATATTTTTGTCCCAAAGTATATAATGAGTCACGACTTTCAGTTTGGTCTACGTTTGTTATATCTAATTTAGAGACAACGTACTTTCCACTTAAAGTTACGTCACTATTATTTAATACAAATTTTTCACAACTTGTTAGACATAGTAGTATAAATAAAAGATATTTTTTCATTTTGCAAAGATATGAAACTTTATTCAAAATCAAAAATATTTATATCATATGATTTTAGACGTAGATTTTTTAATTAATTTTTTTGACAAATATTCAGGTAAATCTGGTAAAGGAGAAATGGGTGAACAAGACGATGCTGCGGCATCATCTGCACCATCATCGGGTGGTTCTGGAAAAGGAGTTCCAAAATGGGCGGATTCTTATTCTTTGAAAAGAGGAAAGGCAAATATGTTGAGTAAAGGTGGTGAAAAATGGGAAACAGGTCTTACAAGGGGAGCAGCAAATCAAATTTGGTAATTTAAATATATTTATAAAGAAAAGTAATATGGTACAACCTAAATACAGCCCTGAAGAAGCTCTACAAAGAGCCAAATTAATGATGGGGTATGACACAAGAAAAACTCTTAAAGAGAATAAAGAAACAATTTTTGAACAAGTTAACCCTACCAGTGCTACTTTAGGTACTATTGGAGCGGGAACAGGATTTGTTGCTGGTACTTCATTGGCCGCAGGAGCTGCAGCTGGTACTACTGTATTTCCTATAGTAGGAACAGCAATTGGTGCGTTAGTTGGACTAGGACTTGGCGCGTTAGGTTATTGGATGGATAATGCGGATAAGGGTAAAGAATCTTTTGCTGAATTAATGAATGCGTGTAAAGCTCCTGGTGCTTCTAAATTAGTTCCTAAAATGTCAAAAAGTGACATACGAAATATAGCTTATTCAATAGAAGATGCTAAAGGTGATTGGAATGACGATGAAGATGCAATTGTAGCTGCGTTACAAAAAGTAGAGTCAATTGCTGACCTTTGTGCTTTAGATAAAAAAGTAACTGGTGGTTTATTTAAATTTTTGGACGATTTAACTGATAGCCCTGATGAATGGAAAATGTTTACTAGACCAATTGCAGGAATGATTGAAGATAGTGAAATAGTATTAACTCCTGAAGAACAAGGTAAAAAAGATAACGGTAAATCAGGAGGAGCATCTGGTGGTGCGGTTGTTAAAGGAGGAACTAAATCAACATATACACCTTGTACACCAGGAAAATATGTTAGAGGTTGTAAGTCTGAAGTTGTTAAAAAAGTTCAAGTTTGTTTAAAACAAGCTCCAAAACATCAAACAGGTAACTTTGGTCCAATTACACAAGCAAACTTACAAAAACTTGGAAAAGGGTTTGAAAATGGATTTACAGATGCAGATGTTGCAACTATATGTCAAACTGAAGTTAAACCTGAAGTTAAAGCAGTTGTTACCCCTGGAGAACAAGGTGTTGAAGATGTAAATAATGTTTAAAAAAAAATAAAATGAAAACAAAATATATCACAGAAACTAAAGAAGTACAAAGAATTTTGTCTCTTCATGAGAGATACAAAAAAACTTTAATGAATGAGCAAGTAATTTCCGCCACAAATAAAAAAAATAGACAAGAACTAATACAGTTTTTTGCTAGTGCAAAAGCCTATGGTTGTTTGACTGACCAAAATTTGGTGTATGATGCCCCTTTTAGACTTGCCTCCGAAGAAAGAGGTTATATTAAAGGTCCATCAGGTTCAATGAAAGGTAAAGATAAAAGAGTTTATGATGATTTCACATACGCTGTTGTTGAGCCTGCAACAGGTGTTGTTTTAAAACAAGGACTATGGACTTGTACACAATTACAACCAAAAACACCAGAACCTAAAAAAGAAACACCTAAACCATTGAGTTCAACTCAAAATAAAGTTTTAGAGTTGATTAAACCATCAGGATGGTTCCATGAACCAGCTCCAACAGATGTTGAAGTTGACCAAAAATTATTTCAAAAAGTGAATTTAACATCAGATGCTGTAAATGATGGTTTGAAGGATATAGAGGGAGGAGTAGATTTGGTAAGTAATTATTCAAAGTATTTTCCGAGAACAGATTTTAAAGAATTTTTTATATACAAAAAAACTAACCCTGGAACACCTATCGTTCAAAGAAAGGCTGGATTAACTGTAACTTCTGAATCTTGTAAAATCGCTATTGAGACTCTCTGGGATAGTGTTAAAAATCCGAACAGTTATTCACTAACTGACCAAGAAGTTTCCGATTACAAAAGAACTACTGAAATATGCGCTCAACCAGAAAATTCAGAGAAGTTTTTATTAAGATTTAGATTGAAAGATAAATTGAAAGATTTAGTTAATTCTAAGTATAGAATAAATTCAAGATTATAATATAACAAATGAAAAAAGAAATAAGAAAGGCTTTAGTTGAAGCCAAAGAACAAAAAGAAAGACGTTTGATTAAAGAATCGTTAATCAAAAGTAAAATCATGATGATTTGTGAGTCTGAAGAGAATATCAAAAATTTTGATTCTTTAACAAAAACTAAACAAAGAAAAATTGCTAACGCAATATTAACAGAAATTATTTTAAGTGATGACGAATTACTTAATGAAGGATTATGGGATGCTATTACTTCTTTATTTGGTAGTTCTTTTTCAGGATTATTACAAATGATTGGTGAACCTATTGTCAACTCTATTTTAGGTGCTTTAGGAATGGAAGACGGATACTTTAAAAGTGTGATGATTTCATTCTTCACTAAGAATTGGGGTAGATTGGCAAAAGCTCTAAGAGGTGACTGTAAAGAACTTACGGGATTAGTTGCGGAGTCGTTAGTTGAGGGAATGGTAATCCAATTATCAAACTCAAAAGGAATGACAGGTGCGGGATATACATTCTTAAGAAATACTCTTGAAGACGCAATACACAGTACAAGTTTTATCCAAGGTTTAGAAAATTCTTTAGAGTCAACAGTTTGTGGACTACTTAATAAATTTACAAGTAAGGCAACTGAAGTTGCTTCAAATTTAAAGGCTAAGCCAGCGTTGGCGGCCTCATAAAGAATAAAAACAAAAAGGGGGTGTTTTAAATTCTAAAAAAAAGAAGGGTTATTTACCCTTCTTTTTTGTTTTAACAATCTCATCAATTATTCCGTACTCTAAAGCTTGTTCACTATCAAGCCATAAATCTCTTGAAGCATCATTTTTAACAACTTCAGCCTCTTTACCACAATACTCACCCAATAATTCAAATAAAGTATTGTTGATTTTTTCCCACTCAAGAAACGAAATTCTTGCGTCTTGGATGTTACCTCCAGCACCTCCCGATGATTGATGTAGCATTGTTCGTGAAAATCTTAAAGAACTTCTTTTACCTTTTGTTCCCGCGCCTAATAAAATTGAACCCATTGATGCTGCCATACCCGTATTTACTGTTCTAATATCACAGGAGATATAATTCATTACATCAACCATAGATAATCCTGATTTAACACTTCCACCAGGAGAATCAATATGCATTGTGATATCGGTCTTATCTGATGAATCTAAGAACATTAACTGAGCTTGAACCACAGTTGACATACGGTCATCAACAGGACCTGCAACCCATAAAAGACGGTCTCTCATTAAACGAGAGAAGATGTCCATTTGAGTCACTCTCATCTCCCTTTCTTCTAAAATGTAGGGAGTCATTGATGACTCAATTTGGTTTTCATAATAATGAAGGTCCAAAGAACCTTTACCTAAATGTTTTGTGTAATAATTTTTGAAATCTTGACCAATATTCATATTTGATAATTTTTATAAAGGTATGTAAAATTATTCAATACACAAAATATCATTAATAATTTCTTTGCTAGAAAGTGAAGTCCAACATCTTGGATGTTGATATGACCAAAAAGTTTTCCAATAACCAAACCATAATACTCCTTCTTTTCTTGGGTCTATAGTTCTCCAGTCGTTAGATGATTTAGGGTATCTACCAATATTATATATTCTATAAAAATCAATATCTTTAGCTAGATATTTTGTATTGAAAGTGTTGTTTAATACATCAAATTTTGATTCAACAACAATTTTACAATTATGTATTGATTGGTATTTTTTAATTTGTTCAATCCATATTTCCGCCTCTTCAAAATTTGAAGTATCTAAAACAAATTTTAATAATTTACCATTATCATTATATCTGTGAGAAAATATTTTTTGTAATCCTGAATCTTCGTTGAATCGGTAAACATTAACTTCAAAATCAAAATAAAATTCTATTGGTAAATTAAAGTATGAATTTTTCCCTTTACCCGATTTAGTTGTTATATGGTATGATTCTACAAATACAGGAGAATCACTATTTTTTTTAAATTCGTTAATTTCAACTAAATAATATGTTTCAGGACCATCAACATAAACTTTAATACCTGACTGAAAATTTAGTCTAATTTTTTCATTATTTATTTGTGTAAACATAATTTTCAATAACAAGTTTATCTATTATACCATTTTGTAAACTAATAAAAGCGTCTTTGGGATTATCAATGATTGGCTGATTATGTGAATTGAATGACGTATTTAAAAGAATTGGTATTTTTGAAAGTTTATAATATTCATTTAGAATATTCCAAAATTTTGGACTATTATCTTTTTTAACTAATTGTGGTCTCGCTGTTTTATCTGATTTTTGAATCACTGCGGGAATTTTATCAATCCATTCTTCTTTGGTTGGATAACAAATTGTCATGAATTCCGCACTATATTTTGATTTATTACCCTCAAATATATCATCAAAATGTTCTTCCATTACTATTGGTGCAAACGGCATTAACTCATATCTCTTTAGTCTTGTGTTAAGTACTTCATGAGTACCAATATCTGTTGGTCTCACTAAAATACTTCTTGCCCCAAGGGCTCTTGGCCCATATTCAAAACCATCTTGAAACCACCCAATAATTTTACCTTCATTTAAATCTTTTGCAATTTCGTTCGGTTCATAGAATTCTTTATTAAAATCAAAATTTTTTGATATATTAAAAATTTGATAGTCAGAGTATTTTAATCCAAAATATAAATTTTTTAACTTTTTTGGTTTTGTCCATTCACCTAATTCTACTGCTTTGTAAATGCAGGCACCTAATGAAAGTCCTTCATCCCCCATTGCAGGATAAATATAAATTTCATCAATCCAGTCAAGTTCATTTATCTTTTGATTTAATTTAACATTGGCGAATAATCCACCTGAAAAACATAATTTTTTGTATTCAGGAAACCTTGTGTGTAGGTCATTTAAAAATGACAAGAATAAATCTTCTGTTATTTTTTGTAAATTATATGAAAAAATTTCTCTTTTTGTTTTTGTGTTAAAAAAACCTTTTTGATACATTGAATCAATAACGAGTTGGGTTTTTCCTGCGGTATTTGATGGAAAGAATTTTAAGTCTTTATAATCAATACATGAATTGAGAAACTTATAAATTTTATCGTCGTAGTGACCATTCGGAGCCATCCCCATGAGTTTACCTTCATCTTTACACATTTTCCACACACCTTCAAAGGCTGAGGTATAGCCCATTATACCATTTGTACTGAAAGCCCAAAGATGTGCCAAACTTCCTGTGTTACACATATCGTAACTGTATAATAAGTTCATTTTACCATCTTCACACATATAGACTTTCATAACCGACATATCT